AAGAGCTTCCTTGTACTTCATGTCATATCCAGCGATAACGTCAACCTCACCCTTCATAAAGGTGTAGGCTTCTACCAAAGAACCGTAAAGCAGTACAGTATCAAAGTTATCGCCAAGCCATGTTTGCCCAGAAGCAGCGGTAGTGATTGACTCTGGGTAGTAGTAATAGTGAAGCTCAACAGTGTAGGTCGAATCAGGTGTTGGGCCGAGAATAAAACTCAACTCATTCGTAATTACAGGGGTTGGATCGTTTGTGGTTGTCGGGCCAAACAAAGCATAGTATTTTGGAATAGCTGTGTCTGTTGGTGTTGGGTATGCTTGTCGGATGAAGTTCACATCCTTGTTCAGCAAATACTCGTACGCACCTACAGCGTCAATAACAGCCAACGAATACGACGCAAGGAAATCTGCTGGACATGACAAATACTTATTACCTGTGCTTGTTACGCCTGTTACATTCTTACGAAGCGATGGGAATTGAACCGTGTTGTATATACGTTGTTCAGCCTGCGTAATGAAAGTATTAATCTGCGTCTGTGGAGACACGGTACTTCCATCCGCAAGATATACATCGGGGAACTGATTCTCCGTGTACGACTGAATCGTGTTATACAACGTCGTGTAATTCATGCCATCGGGCCTCTAGACATCACACCTTTGGTAGCTGCGCCTGTGCCACGCATTTTGATACCAGTTGTTTTGATTGGTTCATTACCGGCAGATTTACTGATTGCGCCGACGCTCATATCAAGCGTATCAAGCTTACTGCTACTTGGCTCTTTACCGTTTGAAGTAACCTTCATGGCCTTGCCATCCATAGTGTGAGGTTCAGCATAGACGCTGGCGTCGCCAACTTCTTTACCGCCTTGTTTCATGCTGAATTTAGCCATTAACCGCTCCTTTGATTGTTTGCCCGCGCCATGTTACGACCAACAGCTTTCATTTGGTCGGTGGTCACACCGCCTTTAGCTAATTTAGTCATAGGCTTGCCGGGGTGCAGCTTTTTTTCATGCTTATGCACCGCGCCAGCAATCATCTTTTTGTCCTGCTTCAAATCTTTCTTGTCCATCATTAACTCCTTATGTCGTTGCTATCGTTACTGTACCAAGTTCTACAACCAAAACCAAGTTATTTGGGGTCAAAGCCGCGTCAAAACCAGATGAACCACCGACTGGGTTCCAACCCCACTGAAATACTCGACTACCGCCTCCGTTATATCCATCCTCAAGCAAGCCTGAGACTGCATAGGTCACGTCAGGTCTTGGCTCACGCACTGCCTGAGGGTCACTGACCGGGTACATACCCAACTGAAGCTGTGGCTGATCTGGATCCCAACAGCTTGGACAAACTTTGATATCGTATATCTTGGTCTTAACAATCTGCTTGCGGAGTTCCTTGAGCTTATACCGTTGCCCACACCTGTCGCATTCGGCAATTGAATATTTACCTGAAGCAAATCTATTTGGCATAGCTCACCTCAGTAGAACAACTGCCTTGGGACAAACCGATCTGGAGCTTTCTCACGATCTTCTTGAGATGCCAACAGCCATTGCTGCTCATACTCACCCTTTAAGAACGCCACACGATCGGGGGAAACGTCAGGCCGCTTAGAACCGATGTAGAACGCCAGCCCTGCCACCATACAAGGAATCAGACGGAAAGGGATGTCTTGCACGTTTACGCCATTGCCAGCATCACGAAGTCTACGCAGTCTCCAATACACAAACGTGTAGTCCCCACCAGCATTGGGGGCAGGCCAAACATTGATACAAGGCAGGTTCTGAACATATATTGCCGCGCCAGTCGTATGCGCCGCTGCCGTAGTGTAGTTCTGCCCACGAGTGCAATTTATTAGGCTGTTGCCATCTATATTTGTATACCCAATGGTCTCGGAGTCAATCTTGATGAACCCAGTAGTGGTTAACCCTGACGCATTGCTGACCACAATAGTTGTTGCAGTGCTGGTAATCGTGCCATTTAGCGTGACTGAAGTCGCATTTGTCTGGGCTGATTGGCGATTGATCCACACTTGGATTGGACGACCAGTCGTGAGTTTGTTCGGGATGGTGGAATAGGTAGGCTCAGAGATACGACTGATGTTGATATCTGTCTGATTTGACGCTACACCGTTGTTCTGCCGAATAACATGGTCAAGTAAGTCAATCGTATCTTCTGGAAGGGGGTATACCGCCTGACCAGTCACAAGCGCAATCGCGCCTTCTTCTACAGTCCACAAATTGATGCCACGGTTTGCCCACTCAATTGTCAACAGGTTCAACGAACGACGTGCCGTACGAAACTCATAACCAGTACGAACCTCTAGACCTGCCCGCTCATACGCTTCCTCGATCATCTCATTGAGATCAAGGTTAAACGAATCGGAAGAGGATGTGTAAGCCATTATCTAAAACCCGCTGTTTTCTTCGCTATGCCTTTAGGCTGGGCTACAAACTGCTTGCCCGCCGCCTTACCTTTACGCTTGGCTTTGGTTGTAGCAGCATACTCAGCAGAGGATAGAGACTTGATAGCCGCTTCAGGGAGATACCTCTCACCTGTTTTTGACGAAGGCTTCCCCGACTTAGTGCGCCATTTCTGGTCACCCCAGTTTTTAAGGGAAGTCTGCGGCGCTTTCAATCTCGATAGCCCCCGCCCGCAGCTTTGTATTTCTTGGCTACAAGCTGCGCTTTACGCGCCGACCACTGCCCCGCTCCAGTACCTTGTGTTGCCGCAGATTTGACTTGAGACACGATCCGCTTACGCAGTTCAGGCTTTGTGTAATTACCAGCCGCATTCACGCTTCCACCCTCTTTATATACCTCGACTTTATTCGGATCATCCTTGCGGGTAATCGTCTTGGCCTTAGGCATTTTAGAAGGGCTGATAGCGCCCATACCGCGAGAGGACATCATGATTTAGCACATCTTTCCGCGAGTCTTACCTCGCTGAGCGATACCATCGGCGCGACTAGAAACTGAGCCACCTTTTTTATAGGTGTCGCCCATCACATTTACGCGTGATGCGCGGTCTGCTGACGCTGCTTTTCTTTCGTTTTTAGCCGCCTGCATTTTCTCAACCATGGGCTTAAATATATGAGTTACGTCTCCCACTGCACGATCACGCCCAATTTGAGAGGCATCCTTATACGCCTTACGTTCCTTGGTGTACGTCTTAGCTTCCTCTAAGTCTTTAGGGGAGACGTTCTCCATGTCTTGTCCGGGGGGAAATTTAGTTGCCATGATTTAGCACATCTTTCCGCGAGTTTTACCCCGCTGAGCAATACCATCTGCGCGACGAGAAGCTGAAACAGCGCCACCTTTTTTCATGCCATATCTTTCTTTGGCTTCTTTTGTAACTTCTTCCCGACCTTCCCTAGTAAATGTCTTGTTCAGATAGTCACCGACACCGCTGAATGCGTTGTATGGGCCGATACCGGTCTTCTTCTCAGGCTTGCTTTCTGTTTTTGCAGAACTACGGCCTTCATTGCTGTAGTTAGAAGTGTCTTTTGCAGAACTACGGCCTTCATTGCTGTAGTTAGAAGTGTCTTTTACAGGAGCGGCTTTCTTTGCAGGTGCGGAGTCTTCTTCCTTCAGTTTGGTGTTGTACTTCTTCCCACCAAACTCGAATTCTTTGTCGCCAGCTTCACGAGCTGCACGGAATGCTTTGCCAAAATCGCTTGTTGCCATGATTATTCCTTAGCAGGTTTTGCCGCCAGATTTCATCTTAATCATTGTGCCTTTGGTTTTGCCTTTAGAAGCAACACCGTCACGGCTAGGGGCAGCGGTTTTCACCTTGCCCATAGATGATGTCGCCATGCCGCCTTTTTTCATCGCACCCTTACCGTCACCGATAAAAGCAGGTTTACCGTCTTTCATGGGCATACCGCCACCAGCCATTTTCATGGGTTTTTTCTTAGCCATCATTGCCATCATTCCGGGATTCATTTTGGAAGCCATATCATCACCTCTTTTAAAAGTTTTGCCTTTGTCGGCGTTTGAAAATTCTTTGCCCACTGACTGCGGGACTCCGGCTTTCTTGGCAAACGCTGGATTGTGGGCCACCGCTTCCATGAAATTGTGCTGCTTCTTACTCGTGCTTGGCATACTTAGCCACCAAGTTCTTAACAGTTTCAGTTTCCCATATGCGAATAGTCATCCACACAATGGTCAATATTCCACCAATAAGCGCTACGACAGGAGTCATCCAGCCCATAAAACCGCCAAGTCCGACAACCACAGCAGCGCCATCAGTCATTGTTTTTATGTCGTTGTTCATGTTTACCTCAACATTTCCATCTTGCTAAAGAAGCCGCCTTGCGGGTAGGCTTGCCTTTTTCGTCTTTCATAGGCCCGGGCATACCAGACATACGAGCGCAGAATGACTTCTTGCGTGGGCCACCTTCGGGCTGTGGAGCCTTCAGATTGCTTCCTGTTGCTGCGTTGTACTTGGCACGACCTTTGGCAGTCAGACCCGCCCCCTTGGAAACAGGTAGCTTTTCACCACGACCGACAGCTAGAGAGGGGCCTTTTTTCTTAGCCATAGTAAACGGTCAAGTGCGTATTAGCTGGCATTGAAACATAAACGCCGTTGTAGAACCTGATGCCTTCCCCCGGGATTGCCAGCGAATCAAGGGCTTGGTTTGTAGATACATTCAAGGTAAGGCGAATAGTCCCGCTAGCAGCGCTCGCGTTGTCGTAAAACTCAACTTCGCCAGCAGTACCCCCGGGGGATATAGAGAACCCCTTAACCCGGGTAGGCCCAGCAAAAATAACACCGCTTGCGTCAAGGTGCGCGGCTTTTACGTCTGTCTGCATCATAATTAATCTCCTTTTAAAAAGGGGCCGAAGCCCCTTAGATCAATTAAGCAATACGAGAGAAAACGTATGCGGTTGCGCTTGAGAACATGATGCGGAAGCAGCCAACCCCGGTTACACCGTTGGCAACGGTCAACAGACCTGCGCCAGCACCAGAGCCAGCGGCAGCGGCGGCAGACAAGATGCCGTTAGTTGCTACAGCAATAGTCACTGTGTTTGCGCCAGCGGTGTTGTCAACATACAAGTCCAAAACAGTTCCACGAGT